AGGTTCTTCCGTCTGGGAGGTTCGTGCTGCGACGCCTCATTTGCATGGTGGAACTTACGACCTGATTATTGTGGACGAAGTTTGGAATGTCACCGAGGAAGTTTATTTTGACGCACTACGGCCGTCACAAATTGCTGTGAAATCACCGTTGCTTTCTTCGTGGTCAACCAGTGGCGATGAAGGGTCCAAGACTATGCAACGTCTTCGTGAGCAGGCACTGGGGGCGATTGACAAACACAAACAGACACGGCTTTATTTTGCTGAATGGTCACTGCCAGATGTTGACCCAAACGATGATTCGTATTGGCGTTGGGCAAACCCAGCCTTGGGGGAAACCATCACCCTTGACGCTCTTCATGCAGCTGCAGAATCTCCCGACCGTGCAGCGTTCCTTCGAGCGCACCTAAATCTGTGGGTCTCTTCGGCTGACGCATGGCTACAACCTGGCGTTTGGGAAAAACTCAAGACCGAGCAGGAATGCCCTGCCGGTGGCGTGTTGGCTGTGGATTGTTCTGTGGATAGTTCTAAGTATGTGGGGATTCGCTGTGGGCTAACTGAGGAACAAACAATTGTGGCCACGGTCGAGTTCTCTACGGAGTCAATGAAAGAGATGTGGCTACAGATTGAGAAGGCGATGGAGGCAGACCCAAAACTGCGTCTGGTCATCTCGCCAACTCTTGACGTGCACACCCCCGAAAAGTTAGAACGCAGGCGCACCACTTTTGGCTATGCAGAAATCCTCAAACTGACAGCCCTCACTAGATCGCTAATTTTGGAGCATCGGGTTTTGCACCGTGGCGAAGAACTACTAGCAAGCCATGTCAACAGGGCTGTCCTTGCTAGGGCTAACGGCCAAGTGGTTATCTCTTCTCAGCGTTCACCTGGGCCTATCGAAGCAGCCCGACTTTTGGTGGTTGCTGCAGCGATGGTGTCACGCCCAATAAATACTGGCAAAGCTGCAATGGCTTTCCGTAGATAGTTGCATTTGCAACAATTGTGTGTAAGACTCCGAGCGTGGGTCTTTTCTCTCGCAAAATCCGAGCCGAATACGCCAGTGCGCCTATTAAGGCTGCTGCTGGTGTCGGCTCGTCCGGAATACCTGCTTTTTATGCGTGGAACGCTGGCACAGTTGAAACACTGGCGTTGTCACTGCCCACCGTTTCACGCTCCTATGACCTGATGGCTTCGACCATTGGAAGCCTTGAGTTCAGGCAGTGCACAAAGCAGTGGACAGGCGAAAAATACGAAAAGATTTATGTGCCAAACGAAACGTGGATGGAGCGCCCTGATCCAAACTTGCCACGTCAGTTCATGCTTGCAAATACCTTCAAAGATTTGTGGTTTTACGGTCGAGCCTTTTGGTATGTGACTTCTCGTAACGCCAGCGACGGACGCCCAATGTCTTTCCGTTGGTTAGCAGCTGCAAACATTCAAACTCCCGACGAAACTGGCCCACAGTATTTCGGGATGACTGACAACATTCAGTTTAACGGTGTCAACATTGACGCTTCAAATGTGATCACTTTCTTGTCGCCGACAACTGGACTTATCTTTACTGGTCAGCGAGCATTCAACATTGGCTATCACTTAGACCAAGCAGCAGACCGATACGCCACCATTGAAACTGTGCCTGGCTACCTTCAGCAAACTTCTGCTGGCGAGACTATGTCGGGTGAAGAACTTGGTGATCTTGCTGCATCGTGGGCATCTGCTCGCCGTGATGGAAACGTCATTGGCGCACTTAATAACTTTGTGGAGTTCGTCGAGTTTGACAAAGACCCGATGAGTGTGAACAGCGAACAACGCCAGTATCAAGCACTCGATTTGTCACGCCTCTGTAGCGTTCCTGCCTATCTCGTTTCGGCACCAACCCCCGGTGCTTCAATGACCTACCAGAACGCACAGCAGGCACGTCAAGACCTTTGGTTGTTTGGTGCGCAGATGTACGCCACAGCAATCACACAGCGCCTTTCAATGGATGACGTGTTGAGCCGTGGACGCCACGTTGAATTTGACCTAGACGATCTACTTGAGCAAAACGACATGGCCGAAATGTACAAAGAACCTGAAGTTGCAACACCATCGGAGACAGAATTATCATGATCAGACTTCAAGCCATCCCAGTGACACTGGATGCTGCTGCAGGCGAAGATTCACCACGCACCATCACAGGCGTTGCCGTACCTTGGGATGTCACAGCAACAGTTTCAGACGGCACAAAGGTTTCTTTCCTTCGTGGCGCTTTTGACCTTGAAGCAAAGAACCCGAAACTTTTGGAAAATCACGATTCTTCGCAGTTGCGTGGCGTTGTGACTGAACTTGCAGATTCAGAAGAAGGACTTTTGTTTACTGCAAAGTTTGCCAAGACCAGAGCATCAGATGATGCGATTGAACTTGTCAAGGCAGGCGCTTACGACTCCGTGAGCGTTGGCGCTATCCCACTGAAGTTCACAACCACAAAAGACGGAACAATGATTGTTTCTTCAGCATCGCTAGAAGAGATCAGCCTTGTTGCATCCCCGGCATTCAAGGATGCCATCATCACAGAAATCGCTGCTTCCGAACCTGAAGAAGAAGCAACCGAAACCCCCAACAACGACACTTCCGAGGAGGAAACCATGTCACAAGAAACACCAGCAGTCGAAGCCTCCCAGCCCGACATTATTCAAACTCCACTGCTTGCAACAGCACGTCGTGAGTTCAAACTTCCATCAGCATCCGAATACATCGCAACCTTCGTTCGTGGTGGCCACGACTGGGCACAGATGAACGCAAACATCCGTGCAGCAGCACCCGACGTTGTAACCAGCGACATCCCCGGCGTCATCCCAACTCCAATTGTTGCACCGATCTACAACAACTTCCAAGGCCGTCGCCCACTTATCGACGCCACTGGAGTTCGTTCAATGCCACAAGGTGGAGCAGTGTTTATCCGTCCAGTAGTAACAACTCACTCGACAATTGGAACTGCCACACAGAACACCACAATTTCAGCATCAGCATTTGAAGTTGACGATGTGCAAATCACCAAGACAATTCAAGGTGGCTATGTTGAAATCAGCGAAGCCTCAATGGACTGGTCACAGCCTGAAGTCCTCGGCGCTTTGTTAGACGACATGGCTCGTGTTTATGCAGACCGTACCGACCTGCTTGCGTGTTCAGAACTTGACACTGGCACAACGAACAGCAACAACTTTGCAAACGCATCAGTCAGCGACCCTGCTTACTGGGTTGAGTGGATGTATACAGCAGCTGCAGACATTCTCAATGGCTCGAATGGCAACTTGCCTTCAGTTCTTGCTGTGTCACCAAACGTCTGGAAGTTGCTTGGCTCATTGAGCGACACTGCAGACCGTCCGTTGTTTCCACAGGTTGGCCCAATGAACGCATACGGCACACTTAGCCCCGGTGGAGACGCAGGTTTTGCATTTGGACTTCGTGTTGTAGTTGACAGAAACATCACTGCGCTCGGTATGTACATCATGGACCCAACAGCAATTGAAAACTGGGAACAGCAAAAAGGCGCAATCAGCATTGAGCAGCCTTCACAGTTGTCACGCCAAATTGCTTTCCGTGGTTACTTTGCTTCAAAGGTCATCGACCCAACCAAGTCCATCAAGGCTGCTTTCGTCTAAACCGACGAACTACTAAAGGAACTGAAGAACCATGGCCACTTACGACTTAGCGTTTCACACACGCCTAGACGGTGTTGTGGTTCTTCAGACCTTCGTTGAAACTGGCATCCAAGTTGGCGATGTTGTCACCATCGCTGGCGCTGGGCATAACATCAACGGCACACACACCGTTCTATCAACGCAAGACAACGAATACATCGGACAGTCAGACGAAGGCGACTTTGAGTTTGACAACGAAGTGATTCGACTGTTTCAGTTTCTTTTCCGAGACGCTGATGGTGATTTAGAACGCTCTGTCGCCACAGGAACTGTGACTTTCACACCGTCTGTATCGTGGATACAGGCTTCCGATGTCACAAGTTGGTTAGGTATTGACGTGGCTACTGCTAACGACACGGCCTTCATAACGGTCTGCGTCAATGCCACCAACAACTGGTGTTTCAGAAAGCGTCGTGAGGCTGGTTACACAGACTCAATGACGACAGTGCCCGGTGCAGATGTGAAACTCGGTGCAATCATGTATGCAGCAACTCTCTATCGTGAGCGTGGCTCTGCAGATTCGTTTGCCTCATTTGACGCAATGTCTTCAATACCTATCCCTTCAACCATGGGTCGCATTATGTCTCTTATTGGTTGTGGCCGTCCACAGGTCGCCTAATGCCTGCATCTGGAATCCTTGTTGACGCAGTGAACGCAATCAAAACGGCGCTCACAGCGTTGGGTTTGAAACCAGTCACAGACCCACGCAACGCACGCCCCATGTCTGTCTTTATTGAACTCCCAGTGATGACGTCATGGACTTACAACGTGGGCGACTTTCGCATTCCAGTTCGCATACTTGCAGCTCCTCCCGGCAACCAAGATTCAGGCGACTACCTGATGACCACGGTTGACACAATCATGAACTCTTCCATTGCCGTAGTTGACGCCCGACCGGGCAACGCTTCTTACGGTGGGCAAGACATACCAACATACGATTTGACTGTGGCTATCGCAGTCAAACGAAACTAGAAAGGTCAGAAATGGCAACAACAACATTCCTCAGCAACGCAACAATCAACATTACGCAGGGCGCAACTACTTACGACTTGAGTGACCAAGCAAACGCTTGCACAATCACCATCGGTCAGGACTCGCTTGAAGCAACAGCATTCGGTGACACTGGCCATCGTTTTGTTGGTGGCCTTCAGAGCGTTGAAGTTTCAATTGACTTCTTTCTCTCCTACGGTGGTTCAGGCGCAACGTCTGAAGTTGAAACAGCACTTGCAGCAATGGTCGGCCAAGGCACAACGACACTCACCATTAGCCCATCTGGAACGACTGAGTCAGCGTCTAACCCTGAGTACATCATTACAAACGCAATGATGGAAAACTTCACACCAATCAACTCAACCGTTGGTGAACTCGCAACCGTCACGGCTACCTTCACTGGTGGCACATGGGTTCGAGACATCACCTGATTTAAGGAACGAGGGAAACAATGAAAATCCAACTACGCATCACGCCTAACGAAGGCGAACCATACGAACTAGAAACCAATCTGTTCGTCATTGTCGCTTGGGAACGCAAGTTCAAACAAAAAGCCTCAACGCTCGCTAACGGCATCGGCATTGAAGACCTTGCATTCATGGCGTATGAATGTTGCAAACAGCAAAACATTCCAGTGCCAGTTTCATTTGACGAATACATCAAGAAAGTCAATGCCGTTGAAGTAGTTGGTCAAGAAGACCCAAAAGCCACCGAAGCAACAGTTACCGAAGAGCCTTAGCAGAGGTACTTGTTGCAACAGGGTTTTACCCCCCACAAATAGAATTCGAGATGGACGACCTAACCACCGTCATTGAGATTTTGAACAACCAGCAGAAAGCACAACGGAAATGACAGCATCAGCCTCAATAGAGATAGCAGGTCTGAAAGAAGCCATCCGTTCGCTGAACAAGGTTGAGCCGGGGCTTCGTAAAGAGTTCACCAAGAACGCCAACGAAATCGCCCAGCCAGCGATTCGTGAAGTCCAACAGGGCTACGCTCGAATTCCTTTGTCGGGTATGTCTCGTAACTGGACAGACAAATCAGGACGCAAAATCTTTCCGTTTTCGGTGGCTAAGGCACAGTCTGGAGTCAAGTTGAAAGTGGACGCTGCAAGGGAAGCAGTCAGCCTGCTTTACATCACACAGACCTACGTGGGCGCTGCCGTCTTCGAGGCTGCAGGGCGTAGCAACCCCAACACACTGGGAGACTCTCTAGGGCCACTCAAACCCAACCAGACGAGAGTTCTTGGGCCTTCTGTATTTAGGAAGCGTGGCGAAATTGAAAAGGCTTTACAACGCCTCTCAATGGATGCCATTCAGCGTGTCCAGAAAGAACTGAACTAATGGCTCTAGCAATCCCCATCATCTCAACCTTCGACGGTGGAGGTGTCTCCAAGGCAATCAACGAATTTAAGAACCTTGAAGGCGCTGGCAAGAAAGCCCAGTTTGCTATCAAGAAAGCAGCCGTCCCTGCAGCAGCAGCATTGGCTGGTTTGGCTGTTGTCCTTACCGACGCCGTAAAGGGCGCAATGCAAGACACTGCAGCGCAATCTGAATTGGCTCGCCAACTTCGTGTGACCACAGGCGCTAACGATGCTCAAATTGCCAGTGTCGAGGAATGGATTAGTACACAAGGTCGTTTGCTGGGTGTCACCGATGACGATTTACGGCCTGCTCTTGCTGGCCTTGTTCGTGCTACTTCTTCAGTTAGCGAAGCACAAAAATTGGCAAGTGCTGCTATGGATTTGGCAGCGCAAAAAAATGTGTCTCTCTCGACGGCATCAAAAGTTTTGGAAAAGGCTTACGGTGGCAACCTCACAGCCTTAGCAAAACTTGCCCCCGAATACCGTCAGATGATAAAAGACGGTGCATCGTTTGAAGACGTTATGTATGCAATCGGGCAGGCCACTGGTGGCGCTGCAGCGACAGCAGCAAACACTGCACAGGGACAATTCAAGCGTCTTGGAATTGCCCTTGACGAAACAAAAGAATCTATTGGTGCTGCATTGTTGCCAGCCGTCGAAGCAGTTCTGCCTTACCTGCAAAAGTTCGGTGCTTGGGCACAAGACAACCCACAAACATTTATGATTATTGCTGGCGCTTTAGCAGCAATAGCAGCGTCCATTGTGGCAATCAACATTGCTATGGCTCTCAACCCAATTGGGCTTATCACCATTGGCGTCATTGCGCTTATTGCTGGTCTCGCAATTGCCTACACAAAGTTTGAAGGATTCCGAAAAATTGTGGACGGCGTATTTGGCGCTATCAAATGGTGGATTACGAACATTGTCATTCCTCAGTTCAACCTAATGCTCACAGTGTTCAAAACAATCTTCAACGGCATTGCCTCAGTCTGGAATAACACCATCGGCAAGTTCTCTTTCAAAGTTCCGTCGTGGGTGCCCGGTATCGGTGGCAAAGGCTTCGACATGCCTGACATTCCGATGTTGGCTGCAGGTGGCATTGTCACTGGCCCTACTCTTGCGATGATAGGTGAAGGCCGTGGCCCAGAGGCTGTGATTCCGTTAGACCGTATGGGCGAGTTTGGCATGGGTGGTGGCACGACTGTAAACATCAACGTCAATGGTGGCGACCCTCAAAGCGTGGTAAATGCTTTGCGTACTTACATGAGGCAGAACGGCTCC